GGTTCGTTTCCTCGAGGCCGCCGGCATATTGGAGAAAATCAATCCGGCTGCCACGTTCTTGCGCACGGCCGATCGCTTCAACAAGACTGTCGCGATCGTCCAGCAACTTTCGATAGTCTTCGACCGCGCGGTGTAATTTCCCCATCGGCCCCATCAGCTTCTCATCGCCGAAGCCCGATCCGACGATCTCATAAAGCTTTCCGGGCGTGCCCGCGCGTCCGAATGTGTAGCTTGAAATCTCTTCGCCAGCGGCCTTCGCGGCTTTCGCGAGACTATTGTACTCCTCGGCCAGAGCGGCGATGGACGCCTTCTGGTCCTCGACGGCGCCTTCCGTCTCTTTCAATTTTTGCGTCAGCTCCGCTTCCTCCCGCGCCGCTTTTCGCTTCATCCACGCGGAGATGCCCAGCGCCGCAATGAGTGAGGCGACGGCAACCACAATGGCAATGACGGGGTGGGCGGACAGCAGGGCAATCGCGACTCTGAGGCCCTTGACCGCCAATGTCGCTCCGATCGTCGCGAACCGGAACAGTTTCATGGCGACGGCCGCCGCCTGGAGTGCTTTGCCGACGATCATCAGCCCGACGCCGAGGCCGATAACCTTCAAGGCCAATTTCGCGACCGAAACAATCAAACCGCGATTTTCCTTCAGCCACACGACGGTTTTGCCGACGATCGCCGTAGTGCGGGCCGCGAGGGATTCGAGCGCGGGTGCGAGCGCCGCACCGATCGCGACAGTGGCCGCGACGAAGGACCGTTTGACCCGATTCATGGCGTCGGTCAGATCGGCTGCGGCCGCCGCGTCGTCACCCGTCAGCGTGACGCCGAGCAGTTGCGCTTCTTCCCGGAGCGCCTCGAAATTCTCCAGCATCGGCAGGAGCATCGTGCCCGCGCGTCCGAAGATCTCCTGCGCGGCCGTCGCGCGAATGAGCGGATCTTCCGTGGCCGCGATGGCCGCGGCGATCGCGCGGAAGGCGTCTTCGGGCGACATGGCCGCGAGGTCCTCGGCCTTGAGGCCGATCCGATCGAAGGCGCGAACATACGTCGCCAGGCCGGAGTTCGCGTCGGAGATCGTCCGCGCCATGCGCTTGACGCCCTTCTCGAAATCGTCGAGCGACGCGCCCGACTGCTCGGCGGCGAAGGAGATCTCCGAGAGGGCCTCCGCGCCGACGCCGGTGCGCTTGGACATCTTGTCGATCTGGTCGCCAAAGCGCATGAAGGACACGGTCGCCGTGCCGAGCATGCCCGCGATCGCGACGCCGACGCCGGTGATGCGCCGGCCGATTTTATTGACGCCCGCGCCAAATGCCCGGAGCTTCGCCTGCGCCCGGTCCAGCCCGCGACGCAGCGCGGAATCGTCCATATACGCCTTCACCATCGCCTTGCCGGCATTGACCGCCATGGTCACCTCACGCTATTGCGCCAGAGGGGTTCGAGTTTCGATTCTTCCTTCTCGAGCGCGGGTCCCATGTAGGGCCGCGGCTCGATTTTCGCCATGCGTCCGCTCGGCCGGACCCGCGTCATGCCGCCGTGCTCGAGCACGCCGGGGACGTCGTCGCTCCGCATCTTCGCGGGCGCGATCGTCACGCTCCGCTCCGAGCGGTCATAGAAAAAGAAGATGTTGTCGCGGAGGAGCCCGGTCTGATTGCGCGGGGGCTCGCCCGGCCTCGACGGCGCGAAGGGACGCGTGCCGGTCTCGCGATATCTGCGGAGCTGCGATTCGGAGAGTTCGCCAACCGGCACGCGCCGCGGCTTCCGGATGGACCGGCGCGCCGTGCTTCTCACGAAGGCGCCGAACTTGGAGAGCACGCGGCGGGCGGCGCCGTCCACCGCCCACGTCACCGCGGGCTTGTCGAAAAACCAATCCACTTCCAGGAAAGATCGCCCGGACGGCCTGAGACTGCCGCCGGACGCGAATCGTTTCGCCAGGCTCATGCACTTCCCTCACGTCCTGATGTCGGCTCGACTTCGAGTGTCAGGCGGGGCGGCCGCCGTTTGATTGCGAATGACGCGGTCTTTTCGCCTGCCGTCGAGGAAGCCGAGAACCGTTCCTCCCGCGCCGACGGCGCTGACGATGCCTAAGATCAATTTGCTCGCCGATTCGGGAATGGGCACGCCGGCCGTTTGCGCAGTCTCGATGACGGCCGTGGAAACCATGGCCACCATCGCTTCCTTCTTCGCCTGTTTCGCCTTCAGGTCCTCGTATCCGATTTCCTCGCGCGCATTGAACGCTTCGGTCTTCTTGTTGTGCGCGTCCACCTGCGCCTGGAGCGCCAGTCCCTCCGCCTCGAGCTGGGCGCGGAGCTCGGCGGCTTCCTGGGCATAGACGGGCGCCGTGACCTTGACGGTCGGGTCCTTCAGCGACGCCGTCTTGACCGCGCATCCGGCGTAGCAGACGAGGACCAGTGCGAGCACGATCCCTAAGGCCTTGAACCGATTGTGATCCACCCACTTCAACGCCTTGTGCAGCACATCCATGACGTCCTCCTTTCTCGCGAGGGCCCTATTTGAGGGCCTCCAAAATCCGAATGAGTTTGTCGGCCTGCCAGATGGCCGCGAGGATCACGAGTCCTCCCACGAAGAGCAGCCGCGCCGCGCGTTCGGCCAGGGCTTGCTTGAACGACTGGAAAATCTTGCCGCGTGACGTCTCGGCTTCATTGATCACGTCGATCTCAGCGGACTTGCACCGCAGCAGGGCGATCATGCCGCGCGAGATCGGCTCGAAGCCGGCGCAATCGGGTTTCGGACTGACCGCCTTGATGTCGGTGATCGCCGCCTCGCATTCGGCCTTCTGCGTCTGCAAGGCAACCCGCCCGTTTCCGTTGCTCATCGTCTCGCCCTTCCTCTCGGTCTCTCGTCAATAAACGCCTTTTTCAGACGGCCAATGTTGTCACTCGTGATCGGGATGCCGCGCGATTCGCGGGCGCGCCGATACGGATGAAAGCGGCTCGGCTGCACCGCGCCTTGCTTCTTGGACCGATGGCAGTTCGCGAGCATCGCCAGGACCGACGCCGTGTGGTCCCAGGCGGCGGACAATCGCGCCGTGGCCATGCGGGTCAGGTCGGCGAGGGTGAACGACCCGGGGTCGAGTCCGAGGATTCCGGCGCATCGGTCAACGAGTCGCCAGGCTCCGACGCTTCGGAGAGGGCGGACTCGATCCGCTTGTCCAGCTCCGGATCCTCGAGCTTTTTCGTCGCCAGGCCGATCGCCTTTTCCTGCGCGTCGTGAATCTTTTCGAGAAGACGACGAAGCGCCTTCCGCTTCGTCGCCAGCGGGAAAAAATCCACGAGCGCCTCCAGGAACGCACCGGTCGCTTTCTCCAGCGTGTCGCCGGCGAGGAGCCCGCCGAATTGCTCGTCGCTGACCTCGCGCTCGTCGGCCTGCGGCTTGCAGATGACATAGAGCACGTCGGCGAGGAGCACGGGATCGTCCACGAAGCGGCCGAGCAGCTGGCCGCGCTCGTCGAGGATCGTCATCAGGTCCACGTCCAGAAGCGCGCGGAGACGCTTGACCGTGGCGACGGTAATCGCCACGAGCCAGTCGTCTCCGTTGTCGTCGGTGAATTTTCTTGACACGGGAAGCCCTCCCTGGAATTAGAATCAATACGTCTCGGTCCCGGTCGGCGACGCACCGCCCTCGAGCCAGCGCGGCGTCGTGCCGTAGGCCGGCTTGGCGGTGACATTGACCGTGATGCCTTCCTCGAGCGGCTCGTTGCGATTGAAGGTCACGATCTCGAAGTCCGCCTGGAGACCGTTGCCGGTCGCGATCGCGCCGTCCATGATGGACAGGCCGATGACGTTGTCGTTGAAGAAGGCGTCGTGGATCGCCTCGAAGCCGGCGTCGGTCATGTCCCAGACGAGCTCGAACTCGACCGTGGCGTCCTTGAGGCCGCTCTTGAAGGCGCGCCAGGTATTCCCCCTCGTCGAGAGGTCGGCCTGGGCCTTCTCCATATTCAGTGTGACGTCCTTGACCGGCTCGATCTCCGCCCAGTCGCCGGCCTCGTCCATGCCGCCCTCTTTGTAGTAGAGCTTGGCATTCAGTCCGAGTTTCCCGCTCATGTTTCAGCTCCTTACGAAGGGGTCCTCTTGACCCGATAAGTGATTCTCAGAATGCTCGTGAACTGCCGAAGCTCCCGAAGGTGGTCGGGCGCATAAACCGGGTCGTTCTGCGTCTGCGTCCAGATCGCGTCGCCCATCGCGCGGCGATTCAGGAAGTCGGCGATCTCCTGGACCAGGGCGAGCAGCGCATCGAGCGTGTCGTTGTCAACCGTCTCGAGCCGCTGCTGAATCGCCACGTCCACGGCGACAACATGAATGTCGTTGCGCCGGTCCAGAAGCTCGGCCGCGTCCGAGCGCGGCACGACGGTCACGTGCAACGTCCCCATGTCCTTCAACTGGAACTCGGGGAGTTGCGTGCGCGTGGTCGTGAAGGATTCGGTGAACGTATGACCGTTCAGCGCGTCCTTCACCGCTTCGGCGACGGTGACCGCGACGTGGTCGCTCATGAATCGCTCCCGATGTGCTTCGTGTGAATGCGAACTTCCGAATGGTCCCGGCGATATTCGAAGTCCGGCTCCGCGCCGGGCGCCATGACCTCGAAGACCTCGTCCACGCCGTCAATCGTCTCGACGATCTGATCGCCACGCTCAGGCGGGGCCAGGTCGCCCAGGTCCGAGACGGCGACGATGTAGTCGCGGGTCTCGTGGCGCTCGAAGACGCCGTAGCCGGTGTCGATCCGGAACGTGGTGCTCCCCACGGTCGCGTGCGAGATGGAGGCGGTGGAAGCGCCGCGCCGATAGGTGACGGACCGCGCCAGGTGCGCGCGGCGCTTCCCTTGGAGCCATGCACCGCCGATGGAGAGCAGGTCAGTCACGGACTAGGCCACTCCCGTCCCGGTCCCGGTCGCCGCGCCGCTCGAGTCGGCCGGCGAGAGGACCAGCTTGACGCGAACCGTGTCGTCGGTGGCCGCGGCCGCCTCGACGCACTTGCCGAGGTACTGGCCTTCGCCCGTGTCGTCGTTCATCGCGAGGCCGGAGTCCTCGTCGTAGAAAACGTCCTCGCCGACGGTGAAGGCGGCCTCCTCCTTGTCGAAGTCGAAGACGCCCTCGACGGCGAGCGACCCCTTCCGGCCCGAATCGATCGGTTCGGTCGCGATGCCGACGAGCGTGCCCTGAACGACGACGTCGCCGGCGATCACGTCCGCGTCGGGCGTGTAGTCGATCCGGTCGCCGGTCGCCCTGAATTTTGCGCTCATGTCGAACTCCTTTCTGTCACGTGATCACGTGGCGCGTGTTGGATCGGATGCGCGCCCCCCGAATGGGGTCCGTCAGGCTCAAGCTACGCGTCGCACTTCACCGCACCCTGCTCGTCGATCTGGCAAACGCCGCAGTCGAAGTACCCGCGCCAGGCCTGCCCGAGGCAGTCGCTGGGCAGCGGGGCCTTCTCGACCGTCGGCGCTTCGACGCCGTTCAGGTACGCGATGCCGAACGCGGCGACGTCGTTCGGATCGGCGAAGAGGTAGAAGGTCGTGTCCGAACCGTTCGTCGCACCGGACCGCAGGTGCGAAACGCTGATCGGCTCGTAGACGCCCTCGTAGTTCGACGCCAGGCCCTCGAGCTTCTTCGCGGACGTGGAACTCAGACCCACGACGGCGAGATTCGAGGACTTGAACATCCGGCGCGCGGCGCCGGCGAGCGCCGGCGGGACCACGACGAACTTCGGAACGATGAGCACTTCGTTCCCCTCGTCGTCGGTCATCTCCTCCATGACCTTCGTGGCCTTGTCGTAGCCCGCGGCGTCCACGCCCGTGGACGTCGAGACGTTGCTGTTGGCGGCCGCGAAGAAACTGCCGGTGTTGGCCTTGACCAAGTCCCAGAAGAGCTTCTCGCGGGTCCGCGCGGCCTTGCGCCCGATGCGCAGGGGGATGGCCGTGAACGCGCCGAGATCGTCGTTGACCCAGGCCCGGCGGCTGATCCCGATGATCTCGCCGTAGGTGTCCACGTAGAAGGTGAAGGACCCCTCGGTCAGGTCGCCGTGCTTGAGTTCGCCCGCGGCGCCGACCTTCTCCATGACCGTGCCGTCGCCGACGCGATAGCCGGTATGGGTCTTGAAGTCCTTCGCCGAGAGCTTCTTCCCGACGCGGACGGCGGCCGAGGGCACGGCGTTGAACGCGCTCACGAGGATCTTGTTCGCCGTGTTGCCGAGGATGCCGGGCACGTTGACCGTGCTGAAACCCGCGGCGGCCCAGATCTCCGGGCTGTCGCCGAGCAGCGGCACGGCGCGGCCTTCCATCCGGCAGACCTTCTCGATGAAGGCGCGAATGCTGGACGTCCGGTGCTTGCGCGCGGCGTCGAGGATCTGCTCGTTGTAAGCCTTGTCCTTCTCGACGAACTCCTCCTTTTCCTCCGAGCCGAGACGGAGCGCGGCCTCGAGGACCAACGCGCTCATCTGGACGTCGCTCGCGCCGGTGATGACCGCGGGCGCACGCGGGCTGGACGCGCGCAGGACTTCCAGCTCGGCCC